TTGGTCTGGCCGCTCGCCCGTCTCGGCGTAAATCTGACGTAGGCGGCCGGCTGTGGCGGTCGCCACCTTCAGGCCCCCGAGCAGGATGGCGTTGTCCATGAACTCCTGCGCGGTCGGCAGGCGGCCCTCCAGCCCGGCGGCGAAGGTCGTCATGGCGGCCAGTTCTGAGGCCAGTACGGAGGCGTCTGTGCCCACGCGGGCGGCGGTGGGGCCGATGGTGCCCGCCATGACCTTGCCCCCAAGGGCGGGCGCCACAACGCCTCCTACGACCCGTCCCGCGCCCATCGTCGCGCCGCCGATGACGGCGCCTTTCCCGAACCCCAGCCCGCCGGACTTGGCGATCTCCCACACGTCCGCCCACGTCCGAGCCTGCCCCTGTCCATAAGCCGTCACAAGGGCGTCACGCACGCCCATCGGCAGGCCGAAGCCGCCGGCTCCCGCCCCGATGACCGCGCCGGCTGGCGCCGCCGGGCCGCTCACAGCCGCGCCGGCAAGCCCGCCCCCGACCGCCCCGACGACGGACAGCGGGATGTCGGTAATCATGCCCGCCGCGCCCCCGACGGCGCGCTCGTACCAAGGGGCCTCGGCCCCGATGTTCAGGGTCGGGAGGGTGCCACGAACGGCCAAGCCGGTCGCGGACATCTGGTAGCCGGCCTTGATCGCCTCCCACATCCCCCGGGCCTCCCGGGCGGTGGGCTCGGCGGTCGGGGCCAGCTGTTGGAGGAACTCCTCGTTCGCCAGCCGCCGGAGGAACTCTTCGTTCGTCTCGGCCATCATTCAGCCCCGGCGGCCCGTGCGCGCTGCGCTAGTTCGTTGATTCGCTTCTCATAAGTGTCGGCCGACTCGCCCCGGCGGCGCGGGTACTCCGACCGGATGCGCGCCTCGAACGACTGGCTGCGCGCGGTGGCCGGCGGCACGACGACGCCGTTGAAGGACTGGCGGGCGGTGGTCTGCGGCCGGGGCGCGGCGGCTGCGGCGGCCTGCTCCGGCGTGACCTCGGTCCAGTTCTCCAGCTTCGAGCGGTCGCCCGTGCCCTTGTAGACCCGGGTCTTGCCATCGGGGAACTGCACGCCCGCTTGCCCGGCGGCGCGCGTCCGCTCCTGCGCCTGCCCGGCGCGGGCATCGCGGTCGATCTGCGCCAGCACGTCCAGCGACATCACCGAGTCCCGCTCGCTGGTGCTGAACAGCCGCTCCGGCGGGCGGCCGGCGGCGCGCTCCTGCGCGGTGCGGTCGCGCACGAGCGCGTCCCAGCGGTTCATGATTTCGGCCACGAGGAACGGCTGTGCCGCGTACTTGGGGTCCTGACTGACGGCGCGGAACAGCGTGTTGCGCGTCTCGGAGCGCCGCTGGCTGTAGGTGCTGTTGTTGGCGTCGCGCGCCTCGGCCACGTCACGGACCAGCTGCTTGAAATCCGGGTAGTTGAGGTCGCCGCGCTGGAGGGCCGCGTACACCTCCTCGTCCGTGGTGATCTTGTTCGGGTCGCCGTAGGGCGCCCAGATGCGCGCGGCGAGGTTGTTCCGCACCACCTTGTTCGACTGCTTCTCGTCGCCCTTGGCGTGATCCTGCTTGGCGCGGATGTAGTTGACGAGGTGCTCCTGATCCACTTCGTCCAGCCGCCCGCCCTTGGTGAACCCGTCCTTCATGATGCTGTTGTAAACGGCGGTCATCTCGCCGGGCTTCGCCGCCTCGATGGCGGCGAAGTGCTCCTGCCGCGCCTTGTTGCTGTTCTCGGTGCGCGCGATGCGCGCGTCCTCGGCGGCGACGCGCGCCTCTTGACGGCGGCGCCGGATCTCGGCGTCAGCCGCCTTGTCCACCTGTGCCATCTGCTCCGGCGACAGTTTCCATTGCCCGGCCTTCAGCGCGGCCTGCATACCCTCGGGGTCGAGTTCAGCGGCGCGGGTCGCGGCCTGCACGCGCGCCTGTCCCTTCAGCTTCTCGGCCAGCTCCGCACGCAGCGGCGCGGGGATGCGGCCCTGCGTCGCCATGTAGGCGTCGATGGATTCCTCGGCCAGCGGAAGATAGGACGGGTTGCTGTAGAGCAGGCTGGCGTTCGCTTGCATGAGCTGGTTGCCGCCGAGCACCGCCTCCGCGCGGGCGCGCTCGACCTTGATCTGCGCGACCTTGCCGTTGAACAGTTCGCCCGTGCCGGCAATGTGCTGGTCCGCGTACATGATGCCGCGCTGCGTCTGCATCTCGCCGCGCACGCCGGCTAGTTCGTCGTCCATGTCCTGCCGGATGCGGTCGGTGTCGCCGCCGGACAGTTCCGCCGCGTCGAGCAGCTTGCCATACTTCTCGCGGATCTGCGCGTTCCGCATCAGCACCTTGCGGGCATCGCTCGCCTCGAACTCGCTCTGCACCGTCTCGCCGAGGCCGATGGCTGTGGTGCCGAGCCCCTGCAACGCCTCGCCGACGCCCGCGCCTGCGTCGGCGGGGGTCGCGCGCCGGCCGCCGCTGATCTCGGCGGTGAGCGTCTCGTGCTGGACTGCGAAGGTGGGTAGCTTGGGCATGGCTTACGTCCGCTTGAGTTGGAGGCCCTGCCCCTCGGCGCGGCCCATGCCGCCCGAGTAGTCCGCGCCGACCGCCGTGCCGGCGGATGCGGCCGGGGTGGACATCGCGCCATAGGCCGAGCCCGCGCCCTTCGCAACGGTGCCAATCGCGGTGAGGGTTCCGGCTTGCGCCGCCTGCTTGCCGCCGAAGAGATCGAGCGACGCCGTGTTGCCGTAGCCGCGCGCGGCCATCTCGCCGCGATAGGCGATGTTCTGCCTCTCCAGCTCGCCTTGCGCGGCCGTCTCGCCGAGCACGTCGAGCGCGCTGCCCTCCATCGTGCCGCCGCTCGCGCCCTGCGCGGCGCGGATCGCGCCGAGCCGCTTGTACTGCTCGCGCTGCTGCTGTTGCTGCTGCATGAGCGACTGCGCGCGGGCAGCCTGTGCGTTCTGGTTGGCGACTTGCGCGTTGAATTGGGCCGACGCCTTCGCAGCCTGACCCTGCTGGTACGCGCCATAGGCGGCGACCGCAGTGCCGACAATCATCAGGACAGGAACGACCCAAGGCATTTTCTTCTCCTACTTGTTGTGCCGAACGTACAGCACGCCGTCGATGCCCTCGGGGCTCCAGCCGCGCATTTGGCCCGGGATGATGAGATCGGGCGGCAGCTTCTCGACTTCGAGGCCGGGGCACGCCTCCACATCGAACCCGAGCAGCCGCGCCCAGCGGTGGCCCTTGGCGAAGTTCCGCAGGACGGTGAACTCCACGCGCCCCTTCGGGATCGACACCTTCTCGATGGCCGACTTCGTGACGTAGATCATGTGCCGGCCGGTGTGCTTGTTGAGATACGCCCACGCCTCGGCGCGCCCCGGCCAATGCTGGATCGTGCCGCCGCACAGCAGGGGCTCGTCCTCCCACAGCATCGTCCACATATTCGGCATCTGCTCCAGCGCCATGAGCGTGGGCAGATCGGGCGCGAAGAAGCCGCCCTCGGACGAGCCGCGTTCCTCGATCCATGAGAGGTGCCAACGCTTGAAGGGGACGGTGCGGTAGGTCATGTGTCGTCGCTCGTGTTGACTTGCGGGGTCACAGCCAGAACAGTCGCCGGGAACGGGCCGTCGCAGCGCCACGCCACTTGGCCCAACTTGTCGTAGTCGCCCTCGAACCGCTCGCGCAGCGCGCCCGTAAACAGCGGCGTCGCCTCGCCCGCGTCGTCGCCCCACGAGCGGAAGATGATCTCGGTGAGGTTGTCGAAGTCCGGGCCGTACTTGATGCCGAGGGTGTCCATCAGCCAGAAGCCGACGCGGTTGATGCGCTTGATCTTGGTCTGCGCGCTACCGTCCTGCGAGCCCGCCTCGATGGGCAGGGTCATCGCGTCGCTGTTGTAGGCGTAGCCGAGCGTGATGATGCTGGCCGCGCTGGCGAGGGTGGCGATGCCGTTGGTCACAGTCACGTTCGGGCGCACGGCGCCGTCGGCGTAGACGCCGACCTCCTCGCCTTCGAGGTGCCACAGTCCGGGCACAGTCGTGGTCGGGGTCGTCTCGATCTGCGTGAACGCACAGTCGAGGTACACGGCGTCGAGCTGGTCGTCCTCGCTCTCCCACGTCTTGCTCATGTACTCGATGTACCGCTTCTCGCCGCCGTTGACGTACCGCTGCACGATCATGTAGACTTCATCGCGCGTCGCGTCCGGGGCGGGCACGACGGCGACGGACTCGACCACCGGGATGGTCGTGCTGGCGCTATCGCTGAAGCCGCCGAGTTCGTGGTAATGCCAGCCGAGTACGTCCTGCTCGCGCTCATAGCTGAAGCCGAGGAGCGCGCCGTCGCTGCGCGCGACCCAGACCACCGCCTGCGGTTGTTCTTGGAAGGCCATCTCGACCATCTCGGGCGAGGTGATGTGCTCGGCGAGAACAGTCATGTCGGGCGCCGCGAAGCCGTCCTTTTCAAAGACGTAGGCCAGCTCGCGCAGCTTCCGCCCCGCGCGCTGCGGGAACAGGATCGCCTTGCCGGCGCGCACGGGCTGGAAGTCCGCGCTGCCATACTTGGTCGAGGGCTTGCCGGTCACGTTCGTCGGCGTGATCCCTTCGCCCAGCGTATTGGCCTTGATGAGCCATTCCCCGCGCGCCGTGCCGGCGACCAGTCCCTTCTCGTCGTCCATCAGCCACTTGACCCGGTTCACGTCGTTCGAGTTCATCGTGAACGCCACGCCGTTGTCGGCGGCGATGGTGCCGTCCACGCTCGACGGGGAGAAGTTGGTATAGCGTCCCGTCTTGGAGCCGTCGATCCGCTGCGGGAAGCTGGACGCGCCGCCCATCCATAGCCGGTCCTCGAAGAACGTGCCGGTCGTCGGGTAGCCAGTCGTGCCGCTCCATACGCCCAGCCGCCAATTCGAGGACGCCGCCGCAGCGGTCAAGGTGCTGTGGATCGTCACGTCCACGGAGGTCGTGCTGCCGAAAGTGACGATCTCCATGTAGCCCCACGGGTTCGCGCCGTTCTTGTAGCGGATCAGACGGCCCACGTCGGTCGCGGCGAACCCCGTGTCGTTGTTGATGCCGGTCGTGCTGCTCGCGGTCAGACTGGTCGTGCCGGTCGCCGCGCCGGGCGTAAGCGTGGTGCTCGTCGTGTTCACGCTGTCGTAGGGACCGTCGGTGAAGGCAAGCGTCGAGAGCGTCCACGAGGTCGCGGTCACACGCACCAACTTGCGCGGCGCGTAGCTCGGGTGGAAGATGTAGAGTTCGTCGGCCGACTGCGTGATGCGGATGTCGGCGGTCTGCGATTCGCTGTACGGCGTCACGACTTCCACGATCTCGTTGACCGTGCCGCCGCTCGTCCAAGTGGAGTAGCCGGTCGCGTCTACGTTGTTGCCATCGCTGTCCTGCAACTCGAACGTGTTGGAACCCGCGCTGACGTTGGCGACCTTGAACTCGCGGTTGTTGATCTGCGTCATGCCGACCGCATCGACGACGTAGACCCGATCCCCGTTGGCGTAGGTGTCCGCGCCGTCGTAGGTCAGCACAGCCGGGTTCGTCTTGGTGACGGTCGTGATGTTCTGCCCGGTCGCCGCGAGGACGCCGTGCGCCGCGTAGAAGCGGATGTAGAGGTGCCCGAACTCCAGAATGTACGTCTGCGTGACGCTGAACTGGAACGGGAACAGCCGCGCCACGCGGTCGTGAAACTTGGTCTGCTGGAGGTGGACTGTGCCGGGGCGGCGCGTGATCGCGCCTTGCGTCAGCGGGATGAAGTTCTGGCAGGTGTAGAGGCCGTTGGCGCGCTTCGCCACGTCCACGCGCGCGAGCATCAGCGGGCTCAGTTCGCCCGCATTGAAGTTACTCTGGATTGCGGATTCGCGGCCCATCGCTTTAGTCCATTGCGATGAGCCAGTCGTCCTCTAGGCTGTCCTGCGCGCCCGTCTCGAAGGCGTCCGCGTTCTTGGCATCGGCCAGTTCGCGCGCGTAGGTGCCCTTGAGGGACTCCAGCTTGCCCGTGCTGCCGGTCACGTCCTCGCACACTTCCATCGCCAGCACCGTCGAGAGCAGCTCGACGAAGCAGGGGTCGAACGTGGTCGGGTCGGTCACGATGGAG